ATTAAAACTTTGCTTACAAAGATGCAGATGTTCGATGGTGTATTCCCTGCTTCACAGTGGCGTTGGAAGACAATCGAATTCTATTATGTTGCCGCAGAGAATGCTTTGAATATGCGCTACAACAATATGTGTGCAGAAGTTGATACTGACCTTCCTGTAGAGTCAATTGGAACAACAGGAACAGTTGGAGACTTCTCATTCCGCCTTGCATCAATTTTGATTGCAGATTATTTAAGCAAGCTTGTTGATGGTACAACTGCAAAAGTTCTTGTTTCTCCATTCGCTGAAGATCAGGAACACGGTGTAGGTGTGACATTCGAAGTTGGAGACTTCAAGCTCGTAACTTCAAAAGTTGTTGCTGACACAGACCTTTAATCTCTTGAAGATTTAAATATAAGGGAGTCGGTTAAAGCCGACTCCTTTTTTTGTGTTAATATACATTTATGGTAGATTTTGATATTAAACATTACTTAAACGAAGACGCAAGTTTTGAGTATGACCCAGATAGATTTGAAGGCGTATTTTATGGTGAGTTTGAAAACAAACCTGAGACTGAACAAGAACTTTTAACATTACAGGCAGAATACTTGAAAACAAGAGACCAAGCTATATGGCAGAAAATGTTTGGCATTTGTTGGTCTTATATGAAGTCTTTAATTCTTCAAAGAATTCAAAAGAAAGCAGAAGGCTATAAAGATCCTGAAGTTGTTGATGATAGAACAACATCAGCAACACTTGCCTTTATGTCTCAATATTTGACAAGACCTGACTTCGAAGTTGGTACCTCTTTTGCAGGTATGATGAAATGGAAAATTGTTGAAGTTCTTTACAAAGATAAAAATCCAAAAAAGAAAGGCGGAGAACCTATTTCATTATCCTTGGAAATTTCTGATGATGGTAAGGCAACTCTTGAAGACTTGATTGCTGCTGAAGGTCCTGTGTATTCTCCTGAAGATGCAATTTGTCAAAGAAGTTCTTATGAGATTATTGATGAAATACTTGAAGAACTTGATGATACGCTTGATTGTGAAAACAGAGAATACATAAGAAACATTGTTCGTTTATATATTGTACTTTGTATGAGACACCCTAAAAACAGACACGCAAAGAAAATGTTTTTAGATAAGTGGGCAAAGAATTACAAAATCGAAAAGCTTATTGATTACGTTATGCTTGAAATAAGAAATCGTTTATATGAGGGTTAAGATTGGGCTCAAATGATACACTTGCAGATATGGTAAATGCAATGTCCTCGATGATAGGAGCAAACACATCCCGTGGTGGCGCTTCCTCAATGGTTGTGAGTGGGCCTATTGCACAACTTATGAAAACAATGCAATCACAGCAGAACGATTATACTGAAAAAGCAATCCAACTTAAATTTGAAGTAAGAGGTAAAGATTATGATTGGGAAGTTGATGCAGGCTTAAGCGATAAGCAGTTAGATGGAAGCGTTGTAAATGAAATCAATACTGATTTTTATCAATTTTTATTATCTCAAGACTTAGATGAGATGTATGTCCCACCTGCTGTTTCAAGTTATCTAAAATTATTAATGTCATATAAACCTAACAATCTTATCACAAATAGAACAGGTATTTATCTTGAAGGCTATATAAATGATATTAAAATTTATAAGATGCCTAAAGAAGTTTTCAAAGATGACTTCACCTGTGTATGCCACACAAAACACGACGAATGGGTTAAAGCAAAGATTACAAATGTTTCTCGATACTAATTTTTTATGGTTAGTAATGTAGATTATTTGTTATCTTTAGTCGGAAACAGAAACGACATTATTCGTGACACTTGGGTTTTGCAAGGAACAATGATTGCATCCAAGATGACTCGTCGCTATATTAAAGATAACATCTTTCAAGTATCTTGCTCAGAAGGAAAGCCTCTTAATGGCGCTCTTATATATTGTTTAACTGATTACGAGGTGGACAATGATGTATGGCCTTGTATTGATTGGGACGAGTATGAAATTGAAGATATTGATACTTGTTTCATCGGTTCTTTTCAAGGTGTTCAGTCCCCATTTTTCAAATTATTATTAAAGAAAGAAGACGTCGATGCACTTGCAGATGTCCCAGTAAATGAAAACTTGGATATTTCAGGTAATGATGATGGCGGTGTTGTTATAGATGATGAGCAATTAGGTATTATGCTTACCGAAGTAGGTGTACCTTTCTTGAGAATTGATGAACTTGAATACACTGCAAATGCAATTAAAAAATATTGCTTAAAACCAGTTTTTGATACTTACTTTGGATTTTTCCCAATTATAAAAGAAGAAGTTGTTGGACAGATGAGCGGAGGAACAGAATTCAAAAAAGAGTTCCCTCCTAACGCTTTTGCTGCAGTACCATATTATGTATTAGGCGCAGGTGGCGGTGCCCAGTTCCGCGGCGCATTCTCTTTGTATCGTGAACAGATGATGTACGGTGGTGGTATGATGTCAGGTGGCGGCTTCGGCCGTGGTGTTTCATATCGTAAGCCAGTCCCTGGGTTTGTTGGATTGCAACAAGCAGATGCAAATATGAATTTGAGAGCAGCACAACAAGGTTATGTAAACTATTTCAGAAGAGAACACGTCCGTTCAGTTAAAGAGAACGGAAAGAGATACTGCATTGGGTATTCAACAGTAGGCGGCTCAGTAAATGTTAAGTGGCTTTGTTGTTCTTATGACTTTGATGATATAAAATTCTCAATCAGAACTGATTTCCGTAATCTCGGAAAAGCAGCAATTCTTCGCAACTTAGGTATGTTAAGAGCATTGGTAAAATCTGACGTCCCAGGTGCAATCGACTTTTCATTGTATAATTCAAGAGCCGATACACTCGAGCAAAAAGTAATCGAAAAGTGGGAAAAGCAGGCATCTAACCTTGCACTCTCTGTAATGAGAGGCGGATTGTAAATCATAAGGGGGATGTATGTCAGATTTACTCAAACTTGGCGAAGAGTTTTACGATAAGCGGGATAAAGCTTACGAAGAACCTGAAGAACCAAAACTTACAGCAGCTCAAAAGAAAGCATTTTTGAACGGAGAAGATGTACCTGATGGACAAGCTGCAAATCCGTGGTCTATTCAAGTTGAACAAACTGAAGAAGAAGATAAATACAAAAAAGAACACCCAATCAATGAAGTTCCTGTTTTGAATAAACAACTCCACGAAAACGGTTGTTCTTTGGACTCAGAATATACTGAAGCATTAGCAAGCATAGGCGATATTATTACTGCAGTTGTTGCAGGAGACACAAAAGCAAGAGAAAGGAAAGAGTTTACAACACTCAACTTTCCTGCAATCAAAGCAGCAATTGAATGGCTTGTAAAAACAAATCAAATGACAAATACAGCAAAAGTTGATTTGATGCACAATGCTTGGATGCTGAATTTCAAGGCAAAGCCACCTACACCTGAAGAGTTTATTTCAGAAAAATATATCGGTGACCAAGCCAACTCTTTGCACCCTTGGGTAAAAGATGTTTTTGCAGACTTCTTCGACCCACTTAAACCTTACAGAACTTTGGTACTTACACAACACATTGGTGCAGGTAAATCAACATTCTCAACACTTGCTCAGTTATATATTTCAATTCACTACGCTTTGATGTGGCACCCATATCGTTTCTTTGGTATGGCTCCTTCATCAATCTTTACACAATGTATGGGTGGTTGGAATCAGAAGAAAGCTTCGGAATTGTTGCTTGAACCTTTCGTTCAGATTCTTGAATGTTCACCTTACTTCAAAAGAGTTCGTACACACCAAGACTTGACTGAGGCATCAGCAGAAGAGGTTGCAGAATGTTTGCACTGGACGACTTCTTCTCCTACTTCTTGTCTTTCATTTCAAAACGGTGTAAACTATAAAATTATCAACGGTGCAGGCTCAATCTTGGGACAGAACATTATTTCAGCAGTTATATCTGAGTTGACAATGTTCTCTGAAAACGGTTGGTCTGACGAAAAGATTTATACATTCTTTACAAAGCTTCGTAAAAGAATTGACTCTCGTATGAAAGGTAATTACTATGGACGCTTTATAATCGACTCTCAGCCTAACTCTTTGGAGTCTCCAATCGATGCTTGGATTTGGGATAATAAAACAAAGAAGAATAAAGAGAACTTGATTATTTCAGGTGAAAGATGGAAGTTCTTCCCAGATGAATTCCCACAGGCTTGGGAAACGCCTCGAACAGATTGGAAGCAACCTATGAACTTAAAGAAGGACTTTGTTCACGCCTTCCCAGTATTTAAGGGTGGTGACGGACAACCTCCTAAAGTTGTTGAGACTGCTGCTGAACTTGAAACTTATCAGCCTGTAGATATTGAATGGGCTCCTACTTTGCAAATTACAGCATCAGGTGTTAAGTCAATGAAAGACAATGCTGAAGAATCTCCAATCAACTTCTTAAGAGACCAATGTGGTATTCCTTCAGGTGCTGCTGACCGTTTGATTTACAACAAAGATTGGATAGATCATACTTTCGATAATAATCTTAAAAACATTTATTCAACAATTATTGCTAAGGCAGAAGATGAACCTGAACATTTGATTTGGAACCAAGTCAAAGATAAGTTCTTCCATAAGATTCTTGGTAAGTACCATTTTTATTATGAGCCTGCCTTGCCTCGTGTTGCATCAATCGACTTGGCTGTGTCGGGCGATACTGCGGGTATATCAATAAGTCACGTTGAAAGAGACCCAATAAGATTGGACTCTCAAGGCAACCCATTGAAAGTTTATGTCACTGACTTAGTTGTACCTGTAATTCCTAAGACGGGTGCAATCA